TTTGGTGTTCTGACTTTTGCTTTTCCGTTCTGCGTTTTTTTTTTTTTTTTTTCATATTTTATTTTGTTTTATAGTTTTACTGTTTGATGCGTATGTATAATGATGTATGTTTCTGTTGCCAAGGCCGTGACACACTCCCTGATAAACAACAAATTTGATTGCAAGTATAAATATATTTGTATAACATAAAAGACAACAGGACAACTTCAGGCTCTGAGGTAGGATTACCGGTTTTACGGTCCATCTCAAAGAAAGAAGCTTACAAACATGTAAAGCGTCAAAATTTAACAACATTAATAATAATTAAATAGACATGAAATTAAACTTCGAAAATTGAATAGTAACTAAAATAGCATGAGAAAAATTAGCATTCAACATTAAATAACGCAATAATGAGGCGCATTAATAAACATAATAATGAAATGAAATGATTAACGTATATTTAAACGAAATATTTAACATAATATTTAAAAGATAAATTCATTTTATAAAATTTAACATTAAGTGAAAAGAACTAAACTAAGAAAAACACTTAAAAAGCTTAAAGCATATATAAACAGCTGGCAATAAATGGTCAAATCCGGGTTTTATGTCATGTCCGAGATTGGTGAGTTACCTCAAACCAATTAAAATTACTGTAAATTTTGTGTTGTGAACCCCATAGGTTCAATGTTTTGAATGTCAAGGGATGGGATCATCCCAAATTGAGTTTCTGATGTACCAGGTAATCATGTCCATGGCAACACCAAGCTCTTGGCCTGTTTCATAAAGCCACTTGCCTGTAAAGGTGTCACCACAGTCACGAGGATACACACATCTAGTTATGTGCATTGTTGGAGGGTTTATCTCTTTCTTGAATGTTCTAAGAATAAGATCACCACAGGATCTTTCAGTTCGTCCTTGAACGTCGAGTCCCATAGCAACAGCCTGCTCCTTTGCTGACATTGTTCCTAATGTCAGTGTCTTTGCACACTGTTTCATCTCTTCAATTGTCCAGTTCAAGACTCCAAAATATGTAAACACAACTGTGTGTAAATTCTCTTTATCAGGGAGAATACTCCAACCTGATGTTCTCAGAAACTCATAGACAGCAGCAATCCAAGGTGGTTCCATCCAAACCCCTGCATCTCTCACTACAACTGTGTAGAAAAGAATCACTCTGTCATCTTGTCCCTGAAAGAACATTTCTGTAATAATGTCCTGTGCTTGTGTTTTTGCCTCCAAGGTGAACTCAATGGCTCTAGCCTTGATTCCAAGTTCTGACACCTCTGGAACAGTACTGAATTGGATGTTCTCATCTTCCATGAAGACAGTTTCCCCCACATCAGTAAGTGCCTTCCAATAAGTATCTGTAACAAAACTTTCAAGTTTTTTATCACACATAAAACCAAGTCTGCGAATAGCTCTAAACAAATCATAATTGTGAGCCTGTAAAGCAAACCTTGAAGCATCAGTAATGTTATCCGTCATTTCAGCATTGTCCCTAATGAACCAAATGAGTGCCTTGATTGTATCAGTATCCATTTCTGGTACATAATGACACTGTTCTGTCATGGCATCAGTCATTGGTTTAAATTTTCTCTTGAGGTATGTGACATCTTCAATATTCTGGAGCTCAGGAATTCTTGTTTTATCCTGTGAACTCACCAACTTGAGCCCACAATCTGAGAATCCCTGAACCATATGTTCTGCAAACTGTGGATCAGTTTCTGCAAACTTTCCTGAAATCACATTGTCATCTCCATTGACAAGGAAATCTGTGGTTTTGATAGACTTTCTTAGCTCAGGCCAAGC